ACCCTCATCGCTGCCACCGTAGGGTTAACCCTCGCAGCAGCAGGTACTAGAATTAGACGCTAATGAGAAAACTTTTGGACTACCTAGCAGATAACGCATGGACATGGGCTGGCACAGGCATGGTCCTCATCACCCTCTCAGGCCCCACGCTCCGACAGGCAACCCTCATCACCGGAATAGTCGTTTTGGTACACTCGTCACTAACCCTCTCCAAGAAAGACTGACATGGCAAAGCTTCAAAACATCATCTTCCGCATCTTCGCACTATTCGGATCAAGCGCACTTGCTGCTGTAGCCGGTGGTGCTTTGATTGGTGTAGACCTGTGGAAATCAGCAGCCCTTGCTGGCATCATGGCTTGCGCCCAAGTAGTCGAAAAGCTCTTGCGTTTCAGCGTTGACGGTTCACTCACCAAAGAAGAAATCGAAATTGCTTTCACAGGTGCAGTAAAACCTAAGCCTGAAGTCGCAGAGTAATGCCGAAACCCAACTGGCCTGTAAGACCGATCCGTTGGTGTGAACATCTTAAAGGCAAGAAACCTTCTGAGATTACCCCAGCTATGGTCGCCCCCATCACGGGTGGAGGGAAGCTGGAGAAATGTGCTGCTGCTGCGTGGGAAGAAATGGTTATCGCAGCGCAAGCCGAAGGCATAGTTCTTAAACCAACTTCAGCCGGTGACACGCTCCGTTCAATCGCCCAGCAAACCGCAGGCTTTACATCGCGTTATCAGAAGGAACCTATTGCTGGTGCATCCACAAAGAAGTGGAACAACGAAACCTGGTATCTCAAAAAAGGTATGGCTATGTTGGCTACACCGTATGACGATCCAGCGAACGACAAAGCACGTGGCTCACGCCACCTTTACGGTATTGCGGTCGATGTGGCGAACGCTAACGGCAAGATTCTTACTTGGCTATTGGAGAATGAAGTTAAGTTTGGGTTCTCGCACGAAGTCCTAGGGGACTCAACTGGTAAAGGCGCAGAGCCTTGGCATATCCGTTTTGTAGGAAAGCCTGCTTGATGTGGATGCTGGGATCGCTCTCGTTCTTGCTGCTGCTGTTACTGGTGCTTTTGGTCTGCTGACCGTAGTAATCCAACGTTTCAAATCCGAAAACCGCAAAGACCATGACACCGTTATGGCTATGTTGCGTCTAATGCGACGCGCACAAGACCGCACCGAAGACAAAGTAGACACGGTTCAAGATCGTTTGACGGAACACATCACCAAGCACTAGGGTGAAGCACCCAAAGAAAGGTGCTTGCAAATGGCAAAAGGATTAACTACCGTTGAGTTAACTTTGGTGCGTGACTGTCTCTTGAAATCAAATCCTGGGAGGGACAATGCTGACGCACTATGGGAAGTTATCGAAAAGATAAACAAACTCATAGAGGGAGCAAGAGTTGAACAAGCCCGTAAAGCAAAGTCTGCTAAGTGAAATACGATCTGAGGAAGCTGTGCCGCCAGGCCGTGTCCCAAGAATCCAGCGTGTACTTGAAAGCATGGACGAAACAGATCGCAAAGAGCTTGCCGAAGCGTTAGACGATCAGACAATCTCTGCACCTGCGATCAGCAGGGTATTAGAGAAGCGCGGAATACACTTAGACACACACTCAATCAACAAGTACCGTCGAGGGGAATTCGCCCATGTCATTAAAAGATGAAATAGAGGAGCAATCCCAACCGCCTGAGAACCAGCGTGCATGGGCAGAGATCACACCTGATGGTGGAGAAATCTCTACCGGTGTATTGCCAACACCAATCACAACCGACTGGACATCTGTTCTCGTTGGTTTCGGTTTAGACCCTGCGGTGTTTGAAGTTGTTGGTGACACGGTACGAATGTCTAAGTGGCAAACCTCTAAGCGTTTAGAGAACGGTGATCGAGATGTTGCATGGCTGTACTCGTATCGTGCCAACTTTCGGCGCAGAACTTCACTTGTGTTACCTGATGAAGACATTGAGGCGTTACGCAAACGTGTAGGTAACTGGAAGCAACCGAAGCGGGTTGTACCTAAACCATCCGATGAACCACCATGCACGTTTGTAGTGAACTGGGCTGACCTTCAGCTTGGTAAATCTGCTGGCGGTGGTGTTGAGGCAACCGTTGAACGGGTACTGGAATCATTGGAGAAAACAGTTCAACAACTCCATGACCTACGCCGTAAAGGTAGAAACATTGAGAGTGCTGCACTTGTAAACATGGGTGATCCGTTTGAAGGATGCGACGGCAACTATGCAAGCCAGTTGTTTACTGTCGAACTGACACAGCGCGAACAGTTGCTACTCGGTGCAGACCTGTTCAGCAAAGGGATAACCACCCTTGCGTCAATGGTTGATGTCATGGAAATCATTGGCACACTTTGCAACCACGGCGAATGGATGCGACGCAACGGCAAGTCTGTTACCTCAGATTCAGATAACGCTGGCGGGTTCCTAATGGATATGTTGTTCCGAATCTTGGATCACCAAGTACCGAACCTGGAATGGACAATCCCACACGATGAGATGGTCACAACCAAAGTGCTATCAGATGTGAAGGTTGCGTTCGCTCACGGTCACAAGATCACCGGCAAAGAAAACGATTGGCTTAACGCACAGTCGATAATGATTCTGCGTGAAGAAGGACGCGAGCCTGACCTGTGGATCACAGCTCACAAGCATCACCTGCAAGTCACCGATCATGGTGCATACACCCGTATCCAATGCCCGTCAATGGATGGTGGATCAAAGTGGTTCGCTGACTCCAAAGGTCTTTGGTCTACCCCAGGCACACTCACGCTGCTGGTGGGCCGCCATGACAAGCGGAACTGGTCAGACTTGGAGGTGTTATGACCGACGCACGTTTATGCCTATGCGTATATCGTGGGGTTATCCCCCGCCCCCCCGACTGTGGAGAAAAGCCCGATGACTTTGATGAATAGAACCGTTGTCTACATCCAATGGGCTGACACCCATCTGTCCGAAGGTGGCTGGCTGAACATGGACGAATACGAAGACGACGGTGAATGTCTCGTAGACACCATCGGATTCCTAGTACCAGTAGGTGAACCAGGCTCCAAAGACAAGCACATCACCGTCTGGCAAACCATTTGCAAAGAAGAAGGCATCCACGCTATACATATCCCTGTAGCGATGGTGCGTGACATGAAAGCGATTGACTTGACATTAACCGTGTCACACCCCTAGATTACAAATACAACTGCACAACCATAGGAGGCACAATGCAGAATCTACATACCATCCCCAAGCCAACACATGGCAGCCAAGACTGGCTTAACCTACGTTGGGCAAACGAAAAAGGTGAGAAACGAATCACCGCGTCAGTAGCCGCAGCAATCCACGGTGAACACAAATACACAACACCAGCTGACCTTGCCGTAGAACTATTGGCAACAACACCCCCTGTGCCAACAGAACAAAACGATGCGATGCGTCGAGGCACAATCCTTGAAGGCCCACTCATGGGTTGGGCAGGAGAAATCCTCAACGACTTCATCGTGGAACCGGCAGAGATGTACTGCTACGAAGAAAACGGTGTACGCCTCATGTCCACAATGGATGGTCGTTCAACTGTCAACGGAAAGTTTTACGAACTCAAAACATACAACAAGAGGTGGACAGGACAACTCTCCCGCACCTGGTACTGGCAAGGTGTCCAACAGGCGATATGTACTGGTAGTAACGAAATCTATTGGATCATTTTTGACAGCGATCTCCAACTCCAGTTCCACACCCAGACCGTTACTAGCGACGAAAAACAAACTCATATAGAAGCAGCCCGCAAATTCTTGGGCTTCATAGATATGGGCATGATGCCTGACGTGGCTGATCCCACCTATGACAACGCCAGTACGCTCTACCCCGAAGGTTATGGAAACACAGTCGTATTGGGCCATGAGGTGTACGCGAGTTTAGAACGACTAGCACAAGCCCGTGAGCAGAAGAAGCAGGCTGAAGCTGTTGAGGAACTCATCAAGGGTGAACTTGCGATGCTGTTACAGGACGCTGAGTATGGCGCGATTGACGGAACCCAGGTCGTATCGTGGAAGAACAGCAAACGCACATCGTTTGACACAAAGAAGTTTGAGGCCGAGCATCCTGCACTCGCAGAAAAGTTTAAGAAAACATCAACCTTCCGCACTATGCGGATCATCGCTAAGGAGGCGAAGTAATGAAACTAGAAGAAATCATCAGCAAATATGGCGTACCTGATCCGAAGATCGTAGGCAAACTACCTAAGGGTGGGATGCAACTTGACTTCGTAGGTCACGCCGATGTAGTTAAAGCTCTCTGCGAAATTGATTCGGCATGGTCAATGGAACCAGTAGCGTTTGACGCAAACGGTTTACCAGCGTTCCGTGTTGAGAACGGAATGGCACACATGGCAGCGTGGATGACCATTCACGGTGTCCGTCGTTTGGGTATCGGATCGGTCATGCACAACAAGCCTGATCTTTTTAAGGAACTCCAATCCGATGCCATTAGAAATTGCGCCATGAGGTTCGGAATTTATTTGTCACTTTGGACAAAGAGCGAATGGGAAGATGTTTCATACACCTCGTCTACACCTTCCGCACCTAAGCCTGCACCAGTGGCAAAGGTTGAACCAGCCAAGCCAAGCGATCCGTTGGTGTCAATGGACAACATCAAGCGTTTCGTTGAGGCTTGCAAAACAGCAGGACTTAACCATGAACACGTTGCCAAGTCAGCCAAGCTTGACCTTGCTGACCTGAAAGAATCACAGATGCCAGCGTTGCGTGAAGCGTTCGCCAAAGCAAAAGAGTTGGCCGCATCATTCGCTGAAGAAGATGTAGCGCAAGAAGATGAGTTGCCACCAGAGATCATGGACGACTTCAACCCCAATTTCAAAACAACTGGCGAAGCAGTCGCAGCAGTAATCAATATGTTCTCTGCCGAAGAAGTGGTAGCAGAATCCAAAGCTAACCATCCTGCCAACGGCTCACCACAAATCAAGGAACCTGGCGCACCGGCAACAACGAAACAGATCGGTATGTTCAGGGCGTTGGCATCAGGCAAGGGCATCGCAACTAAAGCGGAGCAACTATCTATGGCATCAGACTCAACAGGTCGTGTCATCGAATCGTTAGAGGCTCTCACCAAGTCAGAGATTTCTGAACTCATCACCATCCTGAAGGTGTAACTATGGCTGACGACCACCGTTTAGCGGGTAAATGGCCGATCAAGTATGTAGTTGATTATGAAATAGAAGAACTACAGGATGGCTTTTATCACCACGAATTTGTTGATTATCAGGAGTATCTATTTGACCAAGTTCAACAACTTCTTGAACTGAAACCGATGAGCGAAAGTGATTTGCGTTTAGCACAATTCACTGTAGAGATGCTTCGGTTAGGAATTATTGGAGTTCTGAAAAAAACTTTATTTGCTCATCAAATTGAGCAGCAGGTTTGGAGGATTGAAAATGGAACAGAACAGGAAGGGTGACTGTGAAGGCAACAGAGACAAATGTACGGTTGATGGATGCCCCAAGTTCGGAACTTTGGGACGTGAAGCTCGTGACGGTAAGCGACGGGTCAAAGGATGTAACGATCCTGTTGCTCGCGGAAAACGATCACGAACTAAGGGTGATAGCAAAGCTCGACGTGCTAGGAAGAAGTTGGGTCTTAGTGCGACAGGTAATGCAGGCACTCGCCATGAAGAACATTGGGGTGGCTTCTTTCGTGTCGAAGTCAAAGCCGGTGCGCAGGTGGGTCCGATCGCTACTCGTTTCAACCAGGCTCGTTTACAATCTGAAGCATCAAAGTCGTTGGGTGACATACGACCTTTCGCGATGATTGCTATGCCTGATGGCAGTAGTGACGGTATCGTGTTAATGACATTGGATGAGTTTGCGGAGCTAGTTTCCCTTATCTCATAAGCATTACCTAAAATTTGCTAGTCTTGGAGGACCGATGAGATCACTTGTACGGCTGTGTGCCGTTGCTCTGGTAGGGACGATTACCTTCGGCAGTATGGTTCATGCTGCTGAAGCCCCTGCCAACCCTGTAAACCTGTCAGTATCGCCTCTCCTAGAGGCTTACAGAGCGTCTGACAAGGTTCTGATACTGCCTATTGAGGTGGTTCCGGCGGGTGTACCCAAGGACCAGGCGAAGCGTTGCCCTCAATGGGAAGACGAGTTCGCAGCGTTCTCCCTACCAGTCGAAACATTTAGTTATATAGCTTGGAGAGAGTCAGGCTGTTCACCTACCGCCTGGAACAAAGACAAAAACAAGAACAAAACACAAGACCGTGGGCTAGTCCAAATCAATTCCAGTTGGGTCACGGTTACGGCTAAAGAATGTGCTTCACAAAGAGGCGATCTGTCGGTACTGTTTAACGTACGGTGCAACCTTGCGGTGGCCCGATACTTGTACAGGAACGGCGGGCTAAGGCATTGGAATTTATAGACGAATATCAAGACGACAACGAGGGAGAAGAAATGTCGGCAGCCGAAGACTATTACAGCCTGGTCAATAAACAGTTTGCTTTCGTGGAGGATGCAGCGTGTCGAGGAGCAGGCCCAAGCCTGTTCTTCTTAGACGAGGAAGAAAAAACAATCAACATTATGAAGCTTGCCCAAGCACGACTGGTTTGCGCGACGTGCAAAGTACAAAAAGAATGTCTTGACTTTGCTGTGCAAAACAATATAAAGTCAGGTATCTGGGCAGGTACAACACCATTACAGAGGAGAGGGCTACGCCGTGAGTATAGAAACACCAATAGAGTTTGAGTTAGAGCAATACAAGGATCGTGTTGATGCGATGCAGATGGCGAACGAACTGTTGCGCGAGGAACGTGACCGTTACAAGGACGCTGCTGATTCACTTCACCTAGAACTAGATGCTTGTCGAGCAGTACTGAAGCAAGCAGAGTCAGTTATCTCCAGGCTGCGAACCCACATCGCGCAGGGTGTGGAGTTGTGACACCAGCGTTAATTGAGTTGTTCGTTGATCGTTTATGCGGAATGTATCCGACAACGAATATCGCACGCAACACGGTAAAGAACGCTTGGGTAAAAGACGAGATGCTGCTCGACGCTTCCGAAGATGACGCTAAAACCGTACTCAAAATGGCTGAATCATTAGGCCATTACCCGAACCAGTATGAAGTGAAATCGTTATTCCAAAAGGTAATGGGCGTACGTCAAGCAGAGGTAGGTTGCGACGAGTGTGACAGCACCGGCTTCATCTATACCGATCCTGATTTCGAGAACGACTCAATCAAAACCCGTTACGTCAAATCGTGTAAGTGCCGGACGTTCTAATGAAAGGCGAACACTGGTCATGCCCGCGCTGCCAACAGCGCATGATTACTCACGTTACGGTAAAAGAACCGCCGACGTGTGGCAACAAACATAAACCGATAGAAATGGTGAGGGTCAAATGAATTTCGACGAATGGATCAAATTTGGTTACGACATGGGTTATTGCAGCCCACCAGTCTGCTCACAACATGACGGGCCACCAACAACCGCGCTAGAGGACGAGATATGGGATCAAGGCGACGAAACGTGCCTTTACGTTGTCAGGGTGTATAACACGCTCGAAGAAAAGAAAAGTGTTGAAGCGAACTACTCGCCCGCGACATGGAGAGCAACCGAACTCGGTTGGATATAAAATAAAAGGGACCGCCTCAACCTCCCAGGGGTGGGAAGGGAGGCGATCCCAATGGCGGCAACACGGTCACGGGTAGGTACCCCGCAAGCGTTTAGTTGATGCCTTACCTCTATTGAACCTTAACCACTTTCACTAAACCTTTACTGGTGATATGCCCCGATTTATCTAACTCACACCCCACGATAGCGGCATGAGCTGACTGTGCATTAGCGAAGTAGTAGATGTAATGCGGAACATTAGTAAACGATGAACCTTGGAACCGATACGGTCCAGCCCATACCATGCCGTCATCACGCTCAATGACATACCTGGACGGGACAACAGGCTTCGCAAACAATTCGCTGAAAGAAAACAGTCTCATCTTTTGGTACTTGCGTCGAACCCACCTCATACGAGACCTACGACGGCCTTCATACCCTCAATGGTAATCATGCAAACCTGCTGCTCTACACCCGCGCTAGAGATGCGTGTCTCCCCTGTCGGCATAATGTACCCCGCCTGGCGAAGTTCCCCGCACCGCTTCCAATAGCAACACTTCGGAAGAAGAGCGAGGCCGCTTGCGGTTCCTGCTTCTTCGTCGGTGAGGTCATGAGTGCGGAAGTATTCGACCAAAAGCTTGGCTCGTTGTGACCCTCCCCGAACCACTATCGCTTTAGCACCCCCTGTCGAGGTTGCCCCGTCGTTGCGACGTACACCTAGCCAACCGTTAGCGTGACCAATAGCGGCCCAGTCGTCGTAGTTCATTGGGTCACCTCCCAACCACAATGAGAACAACGTCCGTCATGGATACTGCCGCGTCGCCGTTTCCCCGTGACAAGTGCCTTAGTTTGGCAAGGATCAGTGTCGGCGTGTGTCGGGCATAGGAACGTCGTAACGCCCCCGTCGTAGTGTTTAGAGCAGGCACACTTAGTTGTTGTCGTAGTCATTGGTCCCCCATGAATTGTGTACCGTCGTCGAACGTGCGAACGACACGGGCATTGTCAATAATGTCAAGTAGTTGTCCCTTGATAGCCGTATGCGCGTCGAAGCTCCAGGCTTGACCCAATATGGCATAGGTGAGCGCGTCGGCGGCGTGTAGCACCGCGTCACGTTCCCGAATATGTGCGCGTGATCTCATTGGTCATACCTCCGGTTATTTACGTCCACTATGTCGTCGTCTGCCTTGCCCGTTACTGCACCGGTAATCATGTCTATAATTCGGTGACAATTTTCGCAATAGTAAAGAGCCTCATTCCAATAACCCTCCGGCTCGATCACCTCGCCGGTAGACAAACACGGGTAGAACCCGTCAATATGCGGTTCGTTGCCGCACAAACAAACTACGGTGTCCGCTACCGCTCCGGTGATCCCGTCAATAGTTACGTACTCGGTAGTCATTGGGCCACCTCACTAGGTCGAAGTGGCTTACTTGGGTGATGATAAAAATAATCACGGAACATAACCCCGTAACGATTACGTTCGCTATCAGTCATACCCTCCCATGCATTACAGTCGTCCTGATCCCATTCAGTAGCGTCAATTAGGACCAACGTCCTAGCGTCCCCAAAGGTCCCGCTATCAGTGTCAAGCCATAATGTGCCAGGGTAATAATCATTCATAGGGTCACTGAATTGGGGCAGGACCCTAATCCATTCGTTGAGTGTTCGCGCGTTATTCATTGTGCCTCCTCCATCTCCTCATAAGTGTCGTTGTCTGCTTCAATGAGGCCGGTGTAAATAATTATCTGCCCCTCGTTATCCTCATCTATTGAATAGTTGGGCATTAGTTTTTCCAATGCCGTCCTAAGCTTGTAACCGTTCATAATTTGACCCCTCCCAGAGTCGTGTGTTACCTCACGTTGAGGTAGTCCCCGTTGCGGATCGAACCGCCACGCCCAAAGGCGACGGGGGAATAACTAATCGTTATGGCAAGCTTCGCAAATAAGCAACGTGCCGCTATTGGTTATCACCTCATACTCCGCGTCGTTGCCAGTATCGCAATTCTCACACGCGCAATATGTCTCACTAATGAATAAGTAAGACATAAGTGAGGCCCGCAATTCCTCATAACTCATTAGGTGAACCATTACGCCCTCCAACGCGGATAATCACGGATCACGGCAGGGCCGTTGATAACTACTACACGCGAGGCAAGGCCAACACGTTCACTATCAGATAGATCGAACGCCGCTGCAAATATCGCCGCGTCGCAGTCACCTTCTAGAAACGCGCGGGTATTTAGCACGTATGAAAATACACTGATCCCGTCGCCACCGTTGGCCCTATCTATCTGATCTGCAAACCTTGCCGCCCGTAACGGGACTTGTAGCCACTCATGCCCGCTATCAGCGAACCAACGACACTCGGCCAGTATCTCGGCCCTAACCTCATTCACTAAAGTATCCATATTTTCAACCCCTCCCAGAGTTGTAACCTCAGCACGTTGCTGAGATAGCCCCCGCGCCCGTCGTGAACGGGCCGCCGCCAATGCGGAACGGGATACCTTTACAGCTCGATAGCCCTCCAAATATCTATGACGCGCCCAACAATGTCTAAGCACTCCCCGTCAGTGAATAGCCCGCCGTCACTAGCAAGAACGTCCTGGATTATCTCCAATGCCCGCCCGTCTAGCCCCTCGCCGCTACTAATCCCCTTGCTAAGCACTCCCGTGATCGCCTGGCATATCTCAACGCTTGACGCGGTAGCTAGCTTGTCAATATCTAACGCGCAAAATTGTGTGGCCATAGGACTAAAGCCATTCCATTAGATCGCCGTCACTGATCTCGCTAACGTCCAGGCCGTTAGCTTCCGCTATCGCCTCCCATACGTCCTGCTCGATCTCCCAGAATGGGCGTGAACCCATGCCCTCAACTATGTCTAATATCTCTTTGCTTACCATGAATTGCCCCTTGTGTGTGTCTGATCTCGTCAGTGTTGGACCTACCAACATACGCCCTGGCGGGCGTTTCGATCTACCAACCGCGGCGCGTAATCTGATCCCTCCGCCGTTGAACTATCTCACGGGTATGCGCGGCACGTTGCTCCGCCGTTGGCCTACGGTCAAGCCATACCTGGAATAGATACGCGCCCCATAGCGGGAACGTGAGGCATATCGCCCCGCCCATGATCCCCAACGCCTCGCCGCCCGTCATTGTTTAGCCGCCATGAATCGGGCCGCGTCCTGGGCCTCCAATGCTAGTAAGTGATCCCGCCAGGCGTTACCGCTTGCCATAACCTCAACGGGAATAGGGGCTAGATCACACTCCAACGGCAACGGATCACGCCGCGACACTTCCACCGCCTCGCGGCGACACTTGCCCGCGTATGTCTGCCACGCCTCGCCAATATCGCCGCCAATTTTCGCGGCACGTTCGGCCCGCTTAGCCTCCGCCTCATGGGCCTTAGCCCATGCCGCGAGATCAACCTCCACCCGCTTACGCCGCGCCATTAGTAGCCCCCCTCAATAGTTAGCCCGTGATCCTGGCAATAGCCCCGATATAGCTCCCGCGCCTCGCGTATTGTGTACCCGTAGAACGTTCGCGACATAAGCCAGGCCCCGCCGTTATCGTTCACCAATGCGGAGACAATAACCGCCCCGCTATGGCGTACCCGCTCCACCGTTACCGCGCCGCCGTTCATGCCGTAAACCATACGTGACCGCCGTCGAAATAATGATCCATGTCTAAATCGTGGGCTAGCACGTCAAAATCGAAATACCGCTCCATATCGCCAGGCAAGCCCGCTAACATTCCCGTTGCCTCCGCGTAGTCCTCCGCATAGGCCCGCATACTTGACCATTCCCCGCGGTAGCGGTCCCCGTGCTCCTGGATAAGCTCTTCTAGGTCCGTGATATTTGCCCCAACGTTGAACCATGCCGCGAAACTATCCACTAGATCAAGGTCCTCACACTCCCACAGGCCCTGGGCGTTATCGTAGAACGTCCTTAGATCGCGGAACCCGTAAGGCACGTTCTCCACGTCCACCGCCTCCCATTCATCGCCGCCGCAACGCTTACACCCAACATACGCCGCGCCGCTCCCGTATGTCATAGCCTGGCCCTGGCCCCCGTAGGTGATTAGCTCCGCGTCAACCTCACGCGCCGCTACCTCCGCGGTAATCCATTGACCTAACCCGCGGCCCTCATTATGGCAAGCCATACAAGACACACAGACACTAGGCCCGCTATTAGATAATGCACCCATATCTACCCCTTATTTGTGAACGGTCCGCGCCTCCGCGCCCGTGATTAGATAATAGATCAAGCTCCAACAAATAGCAAGCTATAAACCCTAATATCACGAGAATATATCAGCTACCCAACGTAGTCACAACAACACCAAGCGCGGCCACTAGATCAAGCTCCAACGCTCCAGGCCCAACGATAGGCGAGGGTAAAGCCTAACTACCTAACCACTAGGGGTAGTCGTGAAACTACTATCCGTGGTGGGGGTAGGGGTAGCCTGGCCAAAATCGCCCGTCACTGTCGCCACAAATAGTGGCGGCCTGGCCACTCTCCGCGTTTACGCTAGACGGGGGTATGCCGAGGCAGCCCCCCATGTAGATATATGTTATGCACTCTCTTGATGTGTGGTTTTGTGACCACTCTGAGTGGTGGGGTGTGTGGTTGGAGATGCTGCACCTTGGGAGGTGGGTTTGGGTTTGTTGGTGGTTGAGTTGATATTCACATACGTGTGTGTATGTCGAATCCTGTGACTAAGGGATGTGTGTTGCTCCCCCCACGGTTCGCTCCTAGAGAGCAGGTCGCCGTAGCTAGTTTCTTTTAGCCGACACCTTGATTGGTGAGATGACGTTCACCGCGCTGCTTGAACTAGTAAATAGTTCATCTACCCAGGTTCCCCTGTTTATGCCCCGCCACCTGCAAACGTGGTACAGCCTTGAAGATTGCTTCGTGTGCCGTCATCCCGACGGGTGTGAGGTGAGAGTGTAGCAGATGTGTTATCGTTTCCTACGGTATACCAATCACATCTCTAGAGAACTCGGAAACTTTTATGGCTATGAAGAAATCTGCTCCTAAGAAAGCTGCATCTAAGAAGGGCGATGAGCCTGTTCGTGCTGGTGTTGGCAAGAAGGCTGTTGCTAAATCTCAAAGCAATCTAGATACAGCTGCTAAAGCTATGGGTCCTGGTTTAAAATTTTCTTCTGAGCCTTACAAAGCTGTGGCTAAGGGTGCAAAAAAACTTGTTGATAAACTTTCTTCTAAGGAACCAGCAAAAAAGAATATGAGGGAATCAACTAAGAAAACTTCTGGTCAGTCGAGGCCGCCTGATCGTGAGTATCAGGGTGGGATTGGTTCGTTGAAGAAACCTACTGTGATTCCTGCTGGTTACAGGGTTATCATGTTGATGAGTGATCCTCCGAGATACAAGTTGGTTCCTAAGCCTTCTAAGTAAGTGTTGGCGGGTGCGAGGAGGACCGGAGCGATCCAGTTCATTTAAGCACTGTTGCTCTACGGCACACCCACCAACGGTGGTAGATTATCAGAACGATGACAGCGGGGCGTAGCGGGCGACGACAAGTTCCACCACAGGATGTGGCACGTTTTTGGCAGGCGCGTGCGTCTGGTATGTCGATCAAGGATGCAGCCAAGATTGCTGGTGTTCATTACAACACTGCCCAAAAGTGGGATGCGAAAAAGAAGATTGCTAAAGCTGAGATAGAGGTTGGGAAGTTGGAGCAGGGGACTGCCCGTAAGAAGGTGGGTGGTGTTCAGGCTGATGCTTGGGCGAAGGTGATGGATGTTTCTGATCTTCCACCTGTTATCCCGTATGACCGTTTGAGTGAGGAAGCACAACGCGGGCTTGTGGACTTCGACTATTTCCGTAGACGCTATTTGGGTCGTATCCCTAGTCCGTGGCAGGTTGATGCCGCATACAAGATCGAAGATTATTTGTTGTCTAACGATAAACAGTTTGTGGTGTTGAACTGTCCCCCAGGTGCAGGTAAGTCGACGTTGTTTCACGATATTGCTGTGTGGCAGATTGTGAAGAACCGCAAGATTCGTGTGATGATCGGCTCCGTTTCACAGTCACTAGCCAAGATGTATAGCCGTCGTATCCGTGAAACTTTGGAACGCCAGTTCCCATTGGACCCTGACCCTGTGCTGATTGACAAAGGGCTGGCGATCAAAGCGGAAGCGTGTTTGGCGATTGACTACGGTAGGTTTAAGCCTTCAACTTCAGGGTCGTTATGGCGAGCTGAAGAATTCATTGTTGAACAGGAGGACATGGGTGGGTTGGATAACAAGGAACCAACTGTTTCTGCTTACGGTATTGAGTCTGAATTCATTGGTCATCGTGCCGATCTGTGTTTGTTTGATGACGTTGCGTCACCGGAGAACGCTAAAGAGTCTGCGGCAAGAGACAAACTCATTGAGAGATGGGATTCAATGGCTGAAGCACGAGTCGATCCAGGCGGTTTGCTCGCCGTCGTTGGACAACGACTTGGACCGTTGGACCTCTACGCTCATTGTCTCAGCAAAGTCACCTACGAAGATTTCGAGGACGATTATGACGGATCAGATACAACGGACATTTCACAGGACACGGAACCGTTAAAGAAACAAAAATATCATCACCTGATCTACAAAGCGTATTATGAGGATTTGGATACAGGGCTTGCGTCTAAACGGAACTCGTCCCCTGCATGGCCTAACGGACCACTCCTAGACCCTCATCGTTTGTCGTGGAAAGACCTGTCGTACATTAAACATTCCAACCCATCCAAGTTTGCGGTGGTATATCAGCAGGAAGATCAAGCTGAAGGTAACTATCTGATTGAGCGTGTGTGGGCTACGGGCGGGATCGGCCCTGACGGGGTGCTGTACCCAGGCTGTGTGGACAATGAGCGTCGCCCAGGTCACGTCCCCCACAACCTCCAGCCACCCTTGATCTCGATTGCCAGCGTTGACCCGTCCCCAACAATGTTTTGGGCTATCCAATGGTGGATATATCAGCCAGAAACGAACCTGCGGTTCCTCATTGACGTAGAACGAGTCAAACTCACAGCCGAACAGCTACTCGGCTTTGACACCACGACCCGTGACTATTCAGGGATCATGGAAGATTGGCAAAACAGGGCTATGGACATGGGCTACCCGATCTCACATTGGGTAGTTGAGGTCAACGCAGCCCAACGATTCTTGTTGGCACACGACTTTGTTCGCAAATGGCAGTCCCGACACAACGTAAACGTCATCGCACACACCACTAGCCGTAACAAGATTGACGAAAATCTTGGTGTGGAAGCGTTGCTTCCACAGTTGTTCCGTTCCGGTGCGATCCGCACCCCATCTATGCGGGAAAACTGGAAAACCTTAGCCTTCATTGAAGAACATTCGTCGTGGACTAGGGATAAGAAGAACGGTACTGACCTTGTGATGGCGTGTTGGATGGCGATGTTACATTTACCTAACTTGTCACCGATAAGTCGGCCACAAAAAAAATGGCGACCATCTTGGCTGGTGTGATACCTTTATAGGACTTACGCGAACTGAGGTTTTATGGCTACAGCAAAGAAAAAAGGTGCAAGTAATCGTGCTGTTCAAGCGCAAGCAGCGCGTAGCACCAAACAGGGTTTGAAGTATGCGATGGAAGACCTTGTTGAAGCAGACAGACAGCGCAAAGCGATGGGTCCAGATATGGATTTTTCTCCAGCAGTCAAGAAGCGTCTTGCACAAAACAAAAAGTTTGTTAATGACAACCGTTTGGCATACACCAACCCAGCATCAGTCAAGGTCAAGAAAGCTGTTAAAAAGAAAAAATAGATGTTGACCACTGAAGAAATCGTAAAACTCTACGAGCAACGCCGTAGGAACCAGGGTCCTGTTCAAGAACAGATGCGTCGTGTTCGCGATCTAGCCAACGGCGACGTAATCGTACCGTTAAACGAACTAGACAAGAACGCTAAATCTTCAGTAGCAAACCTTTTGGTACAGGGCTTGGATCAGATGTCTATGCGTGTGACATCAACAATGCCATCCCCATATTTCCCGCCAATCAAAGAAGGCTCCGAGCGTTCCAAGTCGTCTGCTCGTATGCGTAAGCGTGCCATGTTGTCCATCTGGGATCACAACCGTATGCAGATGAAGATGCGCCGTCGCGCACGACACCTCCTCGGCTACTCACAGTCTGCTGTTGTTATCAAACCTGACTTCAAAACTTTGATGCCTGTGTGGTCTGTGCGTAACCCGCTAGACACTTTCGCTGCACCAGTGGATGATCCGGATAACCCGATCCCAGAAGACTGCATCTTTACCTACAAGGCAACTGCTAGTTACCTGTTGCAGAACTATGGCGAACTGGTGCTGGGCAAACTGCGTTTAGGCAAAATTGCTGCCGACACCCGCTACACGATGCTCGAATATGTTTCCCCAGAGTGCATCCAACTCATCGTGCTTGGCGCAGAAGACTCACCGAACCTAACCCCAGGTGAACGTGCAGGCATTGAAGCGATGATGCTTGAATACATCCCGAACCGTACAGGTATGCCACTAGCAATCGTTGCTAACCGCATCACCCTAGATAAACCTCGTGGACAGTTTGATGGTGTGATGGGAATGTATTACACCCGCGCACGACTACAAGCCTTGACCGAGATTGCTATTGAGCGCGGTATCTTCCCTGAAGAATATCTGATCGCTCGACCAGGTGAGAACCCTGAAATCTTGCAGATCGCTGATGGTAAAGCCGGACAACTTGGTGTTGTGAAGGGTGGCGACATTCAACAGTTGCAACTCAACCCAGGTTACAAAACCGATACAGCACTTGACCGTTTGGAACGACAAGAACGTTTAGAGGGTGCGATCCCTGCCGAGTTTGGTGGAGAGTCAGCATCCAACATTCGTACTGGTCGCCGTGGAGAATCCGTGTTGTCAGCAACCGTAGACTTCCGTGTGCAAGAAGCACAAGCAACTTTTGAACAATCCATCTTGGAAGAAGACAAAGTTGCTATTGCTATTGAAAAGGCGTATTGGGGCAACCAACAAAAGTCTTTCTTCTTTGGACGCAAATCATCTGTCGGAGAAGAAACCTATACACCAAACAAACTTTGGCAAACAGATTTCCACTATGTTGCATACTCTGCTGCTGGCTCCGATGTAAACTCGCTAATTGTCGGCCTCGGTCAACGACTCGGAACAGGACTTATGTCTAAAGAATCCGCTCGTGAAGCCGACCCGCTGATTAGCGACCCAGACCTAGAACATGATCGCATTATTGCTGAAGGAGTTGAGTCTGCTTTACTTACAAGTATTCAGCAACAAGCTTCGGACCCTAATGGTCCGTATCAGCCAGAAGATTTGGCGTATCTAACCAAGCTTGTTGTTGAGCAAGATGTGCCGTTGTTTGATGCTGTGCGTCGTACCGATCAACGCGCTAAAGATCGTCAGGCAACACCTGCTCCACAGGGCGCACCTGAAACAATGCCAGGTCTTGCGATGCCGCAGATGGGTGGACAACAACCACCAGCTCCACCAGCAGGCCCGCAAGGTGCTATTCCAATAGATCAACTACTTGCACAACTCGGAGGGTAAATGAGCGACGTTCAAGCAGGTTCAAACCGTATGGCTATTCAAGCAGCCACCGGTCAAACCTATGGTAAAGCAACAGAGCAAATAAACGCTCAACGTGCTGTACCAATGGGTGCATCACCAACAGACGCACAGGGGCAACCTCAGCGTTCTGTACCTGGGACATTGGGTTCACTAACTCGACCAACAGAACGACCTAATGAGCCGATCACTGCTGGCGCACCATTTGGTGCTGGACCTGGACCATCAATGATGGGAATGTCACCAAACACTCCACCACCGTCAGGAAGCAAACAGGATTTAGTTGAGCGTGTTCGCGCTATTTATTCTATGTACCCAAATCCTAATTTGATGGCTTTGATGAACGCATTGGAAACAGAATGAGGCTAGAGGATGCACTCAAAATAAAATCCGAAGTTGACTCATATAAAGAATCTCAAAAAAGAATCAAGCAATATCAGGAAACATACGATGAAAAAATGGCTGATGCTTTAGGTCGAGCGTACGCCCAGTATCATTGGGTTCACCCTGAAATTCTTATTCCAATGGTTTTGTCGGGTCAAGAAAAAATGTTGCCTGAAGCAGCAAAAGTTGCAGCAAAAGAATCTATGGCTGGCGGTTTAACCCCCCACATGATGCAAACCCAATACCAAGATAAGTATGTTCCTAAAGTTGGAATCAGATGGTAAAACCAAAAGATCAAAGCCAAACAGAGCAACCTTCTGTTCCTGTGCCTGTTGCGCCAAGTCAGGTAATGTTGGGTCCACAACTTCCCGCAGGTTATGTCAACCCACAAGTAAGCGAGTTGAACGAAGCCATGAGGATGCGCGTCCCTTTGAGCGACAAACTACCTATGGGTGAAGGTTATTGGGTTAGAAAAAACAATACGTGGAATTTTACTTCAAAAAATACTGCATCTTCACCGAACAGGGACATGATCGTTCCAGAAGAACAACTTGTTGCAGAACGGAAAGCAGCATTTGCAGCTCGTGTTCAAAGAAGTTTGATGGGTCCTGTCACTGGTGGAATTTTTAAAGCTGATATTTCTAATATTGTCAAAACACCATTTCGTTTTGCACGTTCCAATATTGGTTCACCAATAGCAGGAGTTTCGTCAAATCTTGTTGACGCTATTCCGTTTACTGAATGGGCAGAAAATGCCGTTGGATCAACATTGGGTTTTGGAAGCAACTATGGTTCAAAAGCGTTTAACTTTGCTGTTCGAGACAACATTCGTAGAACCATGACTGCTGCTATGACACCGTTACAGGTGATGGAAAACGTCACAATGTTTTTGCCAACCATGATTGCATCAATACCAGGAGGTAATTCTGATTTTGTAAAATCTGATGCAAGTATTTGGGATCAGGTTCGTGGTTTGATAAGCAACACAACCATCGGTCAACAGATCGCACAAGAAGGTGTTCTTGGTACATTAAATCCGTTTGACGAAAGTTCAACAGGTACAGGATATTTTCCAGCCGGAACAGCCGAAGAACAAAGAAACAAATTAGAAGAACGACTGCGACCAGAACTTTTTGGTCAAACAGCAACGGTTGGTCGTTTGATTGCTGGTCTTGGAGTTTACGCAAACCTTTATGAACCTGGTGACGACAACCACAGTCTTTTGAGTGGAACTGTTGATGCGTTGTTCCAAGTGTTTCTTGACCCGCTGAACGCTCTCCTTCCTGGCAGTAAAGCTATTAAAGGAATTTCAACTTTTGCTGACTCACCAACCGCTGTTGCATCTACAAGAAAACTGATTAAAGCCGGTGCAGCAGTAACACCAGAAACAATTGTTGACGCTGAACGTGTCATCTCAATGATGGATGAAGCTGGAGTTTTGTCTGAAAGAGCTGTAAACCTGGTTACTCCACAACCAAACACATATTGGTCTGGTGACAGGTTTGGTTATGTGAATGGCCCTGTTGAAACTTTTTACAATTTAGGTCCAAACGGTCCAGTGAATCCAGACAATCTTATTGGTTCTGCTTTTTATGTATCAAATCGTTCCCCTGTTGGAACATCATATTTTTTTGCTGAGGAGGCACGACGCGGTGCCGCAATTGATGAAACAATTAAATTTGCTGAAGGTGTTGAATTAAAAGTCCCAATTAACGCTCTCCCAGAAGACGTTATTTACGAAGTTCGTGTTCCAGAAACAGGTTTTAA